TGTAGAGAGACATTTCCTCGCAGGCAAGAAAAAAGAAGCTATTGAGAAAATTCACGAACTTCATGAGAAGTTTCCTAATAGTGAAAAAGTAAATGATATGATGGAAAGAATCAATGAAGGATGATTATAAATTCGTTGTAAATAAGGACAATGAGGATATGGCTTGTGTTTGTATAACTAACGGAGGTCCATTTGATGGTGTTATATACAAGTATGGTGCGGTGTCAATTCCATCAGAATTCAATGAAGAAGGGAACTTGCCTTTTAAGTTTGAGTTTGATATAATAGATAATTATGGGTTGCAAAAGGAGCAATTTGATGGGAACTTTTTTACCCTCATAGGTGATATTTTAGTAGATATTATTGATACACAAGTAGAGGAAGATGATGAACCACCACAGAATGATTACTGAAATTTTAAGAGATATTCCTTGGTTGCCCATTGATATTGATATTGATATCAACAGATTGCAAAAAGAATATAAATTTATTTGTGAAAATTATGAATTTAAACCCTATTATTCAGATGGTGAGATAGTTAGTGAAAAGTATGCAAAAGCTTGGTCTGGTATAAGTCTTATAAGTTCTGATAGTTCTCTTTATAATGATTTAAGAAAAGGTCAAGGAATGGGTGATAATTATTTACCAACAGAATTAGAAGAATATTGTAAATACTCTTTTCAATTAATAGATTTATTTTCTGCAAGAAAATCAAAGTGTAGGGTATTTAGAATATCTCCGCAAAGTTCTCTTGCTTGGCATAGTCATTTCTTTGAACACAATCAACCAGAACATATTCTAACTATACAAATACCAATTGAAATACCAGATGATTTTGAATATTGTGTAGTTGATAAAGAAGAATTTACTATTGCTAGTAATGCTAATTACGATAAATGGGTTCCAGAAGAACGATTTGCACCCCCATCTAGATTTAAAAATATACATAGAGGCAAGTTAGATGTAGGTAAAGCTTATTATTTTAATTCATATCATTTCCATAACGTATTTAATTATAGTGATACTTATAGAGCATCTCTTGTGTGGTATTGTAGTCTTAAAAATGAAAATTTTAAACAACTTATAGAAAAATCTTTGATAAAAGAAGGATTGTGGAATGATTAGTAAAATTTTAAGAGACATTCCTTGGTTGCCTATTGATATTGATATTGACATTGTAAAATTGCAACAAGAATATAAATTTGTTTGTGAAAATTATAGATTTGAAGAATATAATGAACCTCATGAACCGGTTCGTGAAAAATATGCAAAAGCTTGGTCTGGTATTAGTCTTATAAGTCCTGATGGTTCTCTTTATAATGATTTAAGAAGAGGTAAAGGAATAGGTGATAATTATTTACCAACAGAATTAAAAAATTACTGTGAATACTTTTATGAATTAATAGATTTGTTTTTTGCAAGAAACTCAAGATGTAGAATGATGAGAATATCCCCTCAAAGTTCTCTTGTTTTTCATAGTCATGTTTTAGACAATAATCAAACGGGTAACCGAAGTCAACCAGAAACAAATTTAACTATACAAATACCAATTGAAATGCCAGAAAATTTTGAATATTGTGTAGTTAATGAAAAAAACTTTACTAAAGATAAAAGATTTGCACTTCCATCCAGTTTTGAAAATATACATAGGGGTAAATTAGACGTAGGTAAAGCTTATTATTTAAATTCATATCACTACCACAATGTGTTTAATTACAGCGACACTTATCGAGCAACCATTATGTTATATTGTGACCTTAGAGATGAAAATGTTAAACAACTCATAAAGAAATCCTTAGTGAAGGAAGGATTGTGGAATGATTAGTAAAATTTTAAGAGACATTCCTTGGTTACCTATTGATATGGATATTGATATTGATAAATTACAACAAGAATATAAGTTTGTTTCTGAAAATTATAAATTTGAAAAGTATTCTGGGATACCAGACCTTTTGGAAAACGGTGTTCGTAAAGAAATGTTTTATGTAGATCGCCATGGACAAAAGAAAAAAGTTCGTGAAAAATACGCAGAAACTTGGTCTGGTATAAGTCTTATAAGTTCTGATGGTTCTCTTTATAAAGACTTTGGCAAGTACGCAGGGAAAGGAATAGAAGACTATCATTTGTCAACAGAGTTGGAAAATTGTTGTGAATATCATTTTGAATTAATAGATTTATTTTCTGCAAGAAAATCAAGATGCAGAATAATGAGAATATCTCCCAAAACTTCTTTACTTTTTCATAGTCATGTTTTAGATTATGGTCAACCAGAAGAAACTTTAACCATACAAATACCAATTGAAATGCCAGATAATTTTGAATATTGTGTAGTTGAACAAAAAGATTTTATTAAAGGTAGTGCAAGTAATGCTCCAGATGATTTTGATAAAATACATAGGAGTAAATTAGATGTAGGTAAAGCTTATGTTTTTAATTCGTATCATTATCATAATGTATTTAATTATAGTGATACTTATCGGGCTTCAATTATGTTATATTGTAGTCTTAATGATGAAAATATTAAACAACTTATAGAAAAATCTTTGATAAAAGAAGGGTTGTATGATGCAAAAATCTAGATTTTTGGAGGTATTTAGTCCTACCATAATGGAATCTATGGTTCCCAAGAGATTTATAGACATTGTGAATGATACTGGTGATGCTGTCTTAAATGATGAGCAGAAGAGTGTCAAGTGGGATTGGTCACATAAGCTCGTTGGTAAGGTGAGCAAAGAGATTCAAATACCTGTAGCAAATAGTGATGACAGAGACTTTCTATTCAAAGTCATGCGGCAAGCGTGTTTAGATTACCTCAAGTACATCATATCAAAGAATAGGTCATACAAGTGGATTGAGATTGCTGGTGATGGTGTAAAACCCACACTTGATAATATTCATTTGACGCATAGTTGGATTGTCAGTCAATATGCTGGAGAATACAATCCATACCATCATCATAGTGGCGACTTCTCTGCTGTAATCTATCTGAAGATACCACCAAAGATGCAAGAGGAGCTTGACAAAGAGTTTGAGGACCACTATCCTACTAATGGACTCATTGAGTTCATGTATGGTGAGACACAGGACATGAGGACCAACTATCTAAAGTTCAAACCAGAGGTTGGGAAGCTGCTGGTGTTTCCATCATACCTTAAACATTTTGTCTATCCCTTCTACAGTGAGGGCGAGAGAAGGAGTATGAGCTTCAACGCTCATATGAAAGTGTGAAATAATTGAAAATAACACTTGACAAACCTACTGAATGATGCGATAATGTGTATAGTGAGAAAACAAAGAGGTTGTTATGAGTGTAATTATTGAAGATGCCGTCATTGCTGAATTACTTGCACGAAGAGATGTCATATCTAAAAATAAAAAGTGGGGGTTTGACCTACCAGAAAAAGAATTTATTAAGGGTATGGTTTGTCTTAATCCACAATCTTATGGTGCAAGAATTGAAACATATATAAAAGAGCGTTTAGGATTTACCAAAGTAAAAGCAAAGGATAATCGTGGCGATATCATGAATTCTGTTGCTAATTTATTTTATGAAGTAAAAATATCTTTACTTACCCTGAGTAACTCTGCACTAAATTTAGTTCAAATAAGACTGTGGCAAGAAAATGATTATTATCTTTGTGTTGCATATGATTTAAGAGACATATCTAATTACAGAAAATACATTTTTCTATTAACACATGATGAAATGGAAAAAGAATGTGAAAGGGCTAATGCCGCACATGGAACTTCTGTGAGTAACAATAATAATAAAAATGTTGAATTGAGACTTAGTATTAATTGTGACGAAAATAATGATACTTTTGATAAATGGAAAGAAAACTATCTGATAGATGATTATGACCAAATTGTACAGTAAAAAAATTGATAATGATAAGTTCTATACAAAAAATAGCACTGCTAAAATCTGTATTGATATTATAGATTTTAGTATCTATGATTTTGTTATAGAGCCTTCTGCTGGTAATGGATCATTCTTATCTCAGATACCTCATGCAAATAAAATAGGAATAGACATAAATCCAGAGTGTGATGATATTTTAAAAATGTCATGGTTTGATTATGCTATACCAGATACACATTCAAAAGTATTAATTATCGGTAACCCACCATTTGGAATAAGGAATAATCTATCCAAGAAATTTATTCAACACGCAGTGGGATTTCCTAATGTGTATACAGTAGCATTTATTTTACCAAATGTGTATAATAAACACACCATGCAACGTGTAATTCCTAAAGAATATAGAATAAAAACTGCACTGTCTATGCCAGAAAATTCATTTGAAATAGAAGGCAAAACATATCATGTCCCATGCACTTTCTATGTGTTTGAAAAAAGTAAGGGACTAGATTTACGTTTTGATGCCTCTCTGTATCAAGAAACAACTGATTGGAAATATGGTGCGGCCAATCGTTGGCCTGTGACCAACATTAACGATTTTAATTATGATTTCTATGTTATGGGAGCATCTTTTGAGATAAAAGATAAACCAAAAAAAAATAATAGAGGATATTATATTAAGGTTAATCCCAATAAGGATGTGGTTGTAGTAAGAAATAACTTTGAGCGCCTAAGAGTATTAAGAAAACAAGGAAAGATAAATGAGTATTCTTCTGTCAATGGTGGTGTGGCTTGGATTACAAAGCCAGAATTGGTTAAGATATATAAAGAGGTATATGAATGACAACAATTGAACAAACGATTTTGACAAATCTGATATATAATGAACAATACACAAGAAAGGTGCTACCCTTCATCAAGGGTGATTATTTCTCTGACAGAACAGAACGAACTGTCTTTGAAGAGATACAGAAGTTCGTAGATAAGTATAACGACCTACCTAATCAAAATGCTCTAGAGGTCGAACTGGACAGTCGTAATGACTTGAATGAGGATGATTACAAACGGGTGTTATCAGTAGTTAAAACCCTTGAAGAAGATGATAATACGAATTTCGATTGGTTAGTGGAGACAACAGAGGATTTTTGCAAGGATAAGGCGGTATACAATGCAATTGTGGATGGGATTAAAATTATTGATGGAAAGGATAAAGAACGAGGTGTCGATTCTCTGCCAAGTATTCTTACTGAAGCCTTGGCTGTTGGTTTTGATAACCGTGTTGGTCATGATTACCTATGCGATGCAGATTCCCGCTTTGAGTTTTACCATAAGGTAGAGGATAAGATACCATTTGATCTGGACTTCTTCAATCGTATCACCAAGGGTGGATTACCACAGAAGACACTGAACATTGCCCTTGCAGGCACTGGTGTTGGTAAGTCGCTGTTCATGTGTCATATGGCAGCAAACTGTCTAAGCCAGAACAGAAGCGTCCTATACATCACTCTGGAGATGGCTGAAGAGCGTATAGCTGAACGTATTGATGCAAACCTCATGAATATCTCTATAGATGATCTGCATGAGTTACCCAAGCAGATGTATGATGATAAGATGAACGCCATTACACAGAAAACAACTGGACAACTTATCATCAAGGAATACCCTACTGCATCAGCACATAGTAACCACTTTCGAGGACTGATCAAAGAACTTGCTATCAAGAGGTCATTCAAACCAGATATCATCTTCATTGACTATCTAAACATATGTGCATCATCACGATTTAAGGCGAATGGAAATGTCAACAGCTACATGTATATCAAGGCAATTGCTGAAGAACTTAGGGGACTCGCAGTTGAAACAAACGTCCCGATTATGTCGGCTACACAGACCACAAGGAGCGGGTTCTCCAATAGTGATGTGGGCTTGGAAGATACGTCAGAATCTTTTGGTCTGCCTGCTACGGCTGACCTCATGTTTGCGCTCATTAGTAATGAGGAACTTGACGAACTGAACCAGATTGCGGTGAAGCAACTCAAGAACCGATACAATGACCCTACCACCAATAAAAGATTTGTAATTGGTATTGACAGAGCGAAGATGAAGTTGTATGATGTAGAGGATGCAGCACAACAAGGTCTTGCAGACTCTAATCAAGACACACTTGCACAACCAGTGTTCGACCTCACTGATTTTGCATCAGAGTCAGATTCACCGTGGAAGGTGTGATATGTATGAACTAAAGGACTACCTGAATGCGGTAAACTCTACTAAAGAAAAGCTTATGGATGATGAAGATGAGACATGGGAGAAGAAATACCCACCATTCATCGTAAATAAGTGTGTTGCACCATTTCAAGACACAATCATGCTAGTGAATGAGATTAACCAGTTACACCATCTGGATAAGAAACTTCAGTTTGATTTTTTGATAAATAGTCTACGTCCAAGGAAAAGGTACACCCCTTGGCTGAAGGCGACGAAATTAGAGAATCTAGAGTATGTTAAAGA